GTTCGTCAGATCCCAGAACACCCGGCTCGGGTGAGGGATCTCGAAGCGCACGCCCTCCTTCACGGTGCGAGTCTTCTCGGCACCCTTCTCCAGGAAGATCTGCTGCTCGCGGAAGAAGTCCTCGGCCGGGAAGTTGATGCACGTCCCGTACTTGAGCATCTGGAGGATCGACTGCCGCTCATCCTCGCGGTAGCCCATCTCCTGGACCATGCGCTGAATGCGGCTGGTGATGATCTCGCAGCGCAGCCGGTTGGCCGTGGTCATCGACACCGGCTCGTACTTGTAGAGCGGGTAGATGTCGCGGTCGGTGAAGAGCTTGGCCCACCGCATCTTGGTGTACGCCTGGACCAGCGGCACGAAGATGTGGAAGAACGTCGGCAGGTCCAGCTTCATGATGGGCTTGCCGTCCTTGCCGCACTTGGCCGTGCCGTCCGAGTTGCACAGTGGCACGAGCATGTTCGTGAGGCGCTGAGTCATGCCCCACGTCTTCATGGCGTCGTACGCCTTCTCGCCGGACACGCCACTGGACAGCAGACCCTCCACCAGGGTGTAGGTGATCTGCCGCTGGGACACGTCGTACGCCTGATCGATGGCGTACCAAAGCCGAGCATCGTCGATGTTTCGACGAATGCCCTCGTCAATACGTGACGAGTTCAGGTCGATCAGCGCCTTGATCTTGTCGCTTGGAACCTCGGCGGTGAACTTCGCCTTGAGCTTCTCAGGCGTGGCTCCGCGCTTCTTGAGCAGTTCGAGATCGACCATGGCTGGTTACTTCTTCTTGGGACCGCCGATCATAATGAGCACACCCATGCCCTTGCCATGCTTCATGGACTTCATGGGCTTGGAGTCGGACATCTCAGCGGAATCCTCCTCGGAGTCAGCCTCGCTGTCTTCAGCCTCCATGTCACCTCCTTCCTCCTCCATGTCGTCACACTTCTCCACATTGGAGACCTCGGCAACGACCTCGGAGTCGGTCTTGGATTTGATCTTGAGGGTGGCGTAGACCTCCACCGTTTCACCGGGTTTGGCGTTCGCAACAGCCTCGTCAACATCGGCAATCGGGATGGTAATCTCAGCCATAGGTCACAACTTTAGGTGGAGCATTCGCTGCGCTCGTGCAGAATTACAACCGAAAGTCGCACCGACCTTATGCACGACACCAACGGCCGGTGGTTACCCGATCTCTCACCAAAAGGCTTCGAGGTTTTCAATGCCTACGAGCGTTACCTGATGGTGGACGGACCCCGTAAGGCGGGGAAGTCGTTGGCGATCGCGAACCGCGTTGCACGCCATCTCTTCGAGAACCAGAACGCCACCGTTGGCATCATCACCAAGACGTTGAAGAACGGTAAGGTTGGCGTATGGGCTGACCTCACGAAGACCGTGCTTCCACAGTGGATTGGCGCGAAGATCGGCATGAAGTGGACGAAGGAGCCCACCATGGACGTCGCCACCAAGATGTCCTTCGCCCGTGTCCGTAACGGCTTTGGCGGTGAGTCCGAGGTTCAGCTTCACTCGCTTGAGAACGTCTGGGAAGCGGAAGCTAAGTTCAAGGGAACCCGCTTCTCATTGCTGTGGATTTCCGAGGCCGACCAGTTCGAGGACCGCGTGGTGTTCGACGTGCTGACAGACCAGCTGCGCGTCGTCGAGATTCCGTACGAGAACCACCAGATCATCGCCGACTTGAACCCGCCCGAGACCGGGATCAACCACTGGCTCGCTGGGATCTGGATCACGCGAAAGCGCAGCGACAACCAGCAGTTCGAGAATCAGTTCAAGCGCATCCAGTTCACGATCGACGACAACACGTTCCTCGATCCACGGGAGAAGCAAGACCTCATCAACAAGTACGCCTACGACAAGCAGCTGTACGCCCGTTACGTGATGGGCGAGTGGGTGGAGGACGTGAGTGAGGGTCACTTCGCTGACGTGTTCGTGCCCAACACCCACGTCGTCGGCGATGTCTCCAGCCCACGCGAAGAGGACCACGAGATCATCGTGCCCCCCAAGAACTGCATCGAGCTCTTCAGCGGCTGGGACTTGGGTGACGTGAACCACGCCTGTTCGATCTCCTGCAAGCGCACCGATGCCAACGGGAACTCGATCTTCGATGTCATCGACGAAGCAGTGATCATCGACCGCAAGATCTCGATCGCTGACTTCACCGAGACGGTCATGGAGAAGATGCAGTGGTGGGAGGACTACATGAAGCGCGAGCACGGCGCTGAGCGCATCCTCTGGCGGCACTGGTCGGACAACTCGGCATGGCGCTACCGTGCGGCATCAGACGTCTACGACGAGCTCGTGGTGCGTCAGGTCTCCCAGGGGAAGATCGTTCTCCACGCGGTGACCAAGGGGTCCGGCTCCGTGAAGCAGCGCATCGGCCTCCTCAAGAAGCTGATCTTCGATCGGCGCATCTTCTTCTCCGCGCAGCTGAACAACACGATCAAGATGGTCCGCGAGATGAAACCGGGACCGAACCGGGCTGAGCCGATCCGCGACGGCGACAAGCACAAGCACATCTTCGACGCGCTGACCTACATGCTGATCAGCGAGACCCCTATGGATGTAGAACGACGGACCATTACAACGTCGGTGAAGAAGCCGACCATGGTCTTCACTCAATGACTCCGAAGCTGACCTACCTCAACCACAAGGACACCGAACTCTGGGTGATCTCTGGTGACACCTGGACCATCCCAGTCAAATGCAGGTACTGCGAGTTCAACGGAACCGAATACCTCCACGTCTTTCCCGCCGTGGCGCTCGGGTTTGCTCAGTCGTCGTCCATCGAACTGGTGCTCAAGCGAATGGGCGGGGAGATCGATGTGAAGGCCGGGTGGGCAGTTCCCGCTGACGCGATGCGGCAGCAGTTCAGAAAGGCTGAAGGGATCACCCCTGAGTTCTACTTCAGGTGGAACGGAGATGCCGCCAAGGCACCCACTGACGAGCAGATCGACGTGAAGGTGAAGGAGCGTCAGGCGAAGCTCGACTGCTCCGCGTTCATCAAGCACGTCGCCCAGGCGTCCGGCCTCGATGTGGCCACATTGACGCTCGCGTGGATCGCGATCACCCAGCAGATACCTTCATGGCTGCTGATGGGTAATACGCTGAACCTCGGCTTCTCAAGGCTCCTGGCGGTGCCCTACCGTAAGAACTGGAAGGAGATCCTCCTGACGCGCTACCCGACGCTGAAGAAGGCGCTGATGATCAAGAACCCGAAGCGGCTGCTGTCTATGGCGTTCACGGCCGCATCGAGGATGGTCCGCATGTCGGAACTCACCGAGAGCCATGAGCGACGGGGACGAACCGTCTTCTCATGGACCATCGAGGTGCTCCACGACTCGGGCTGGGAAAAGACCTGCGATCAAGTAGAAGGTGACGCGGCGGCGCGACTCGGCCCACTGGCTTACGTGAAGCGGTGGGCCAACCGTGTTTCGCAGATCGAAGACAGCATCTATGAGGTCTTGGCTGAACAGATCCAGAAAGAGACTGCACCGACTTGCCGAGTACTCTGGCGTCGTGGTCAGCGGGGTATGCAATTTGTTCAGGCATCTCCCACCGTCATCGGCTCTGCAACGATTGTGGAGTGCGACGACGGCAGCAGTTCGAGCGTTGACGATTTCCTCGGCATCGAGGACGCAGCCGCGTATCTGGAGGAAAAGGCTTCGCGCCTGTTACAAGTGCCCACTGTTCAACCCGAAGATGAAGACGTGCGGGTACCACGGCGAACTGATGTACCGCTCCCAGCAGACGATGGGGTGCTGGTGCTACCTACCTCTGGCTGCGAAGCTCCCCGAGAAGCAGTGCTGGATTGACGCCATGGGCTCAAAAGGTAACTGGACCGAATGACGCCGATCCCGACAGAACAAACCGGATGCACTCCCGCAGAAGTGCGTCCCGTTGGAAACAAGCCCACCATCTCGATGGCGGTCGCTGAGAAGGCTGCTCGCGAGGCTGGGTTCAACGTCATCGACGCCAAGCAGCTGAAGGCCGCTGGTGTCTTCGGCGAGTTCGTCTCCCAGGTTGGTGCAATCCACCTCGGCAGATCGCGTCTGGCCATGAATCTGGCTCGCACCGACAAGGCCCTGGAGTTCTGCGAGCAAGCCCTGGAGCACCGCCAGTTTCCCGACCCTGAGGCGATGATCGGCGTAATGAAGGTTCACGCCTCGCTGATCGGTGAGTCCAATCGTGCGGCCGAGCTCCTGATCAAGTCTGCCCAACAGGCTGCTGAGACGGCGAAGACTGAGGCGCTCACACAGTTGCCTGGGTTCGCTCCTCGTGCTCAAGTCGGCCCCACTCAAGTGAACGTGCAGGTCATCGCCAAGTCCTCCGAGACGAGCGTGACCGAAGTGAAAGGAGACGACGATGCCTCAGGTTAAGGGAGTGAAGCGACTGCCCAGTGGTAGCGTGCTGTACCGTGGTGAACGGTTCCCAGGCTTTAACGAGCCCAAGGCCGCTCCTGCCGGTGACATCCACAAGAAGCGGGTGCTCGCCAAGAAGGGCAACAAGGTGAAGATCGTGCCGTTCGGTCATCGCGGCTACAGCGATTTCACCAAGCACAAGAACCCGAAGCGTCGTGCCAACTACCTGAACCGCTCGGGCGGCATCCGCAACAAGCAGGGACAGCTTACCAAGGACGACAAGTTCAGCGCCAACTACTGGGCGCGACGGATTCTCTGGTAATTCTCATACCAAATAACGATTTATGGCAACCGCACAAATCTACAACAACGCCCTCCTGGAAATGGTCAAGGGGAACATCAGCTTCCCGACCACGGTTCCACCCGCAGTGCCACCCTACAAGGTGATGCTGATCGCCGGGTCTCCGACCTACACGTTCCAGAAGAGCCAAGTCTACCTCTCGAACGCCAAGGCCGCTGGTGCGACCGAGGTCTCTGGCACCGGCTACACGGCGGGTGGCGCGGCCGTTCCGAGCATCAACACCCAGATCAGCGCCGACGCGATCACGGTCGATATCGGCGACGTAATCTGGGCGTCATCCACGATCACGGCCCGTGGCGCGATCCTCTACAAGCCGACCGGAAATGATGCCACCTCCACGGTGATCGCCTACATCGACTTCGGCACGAACGTCTCGTCGAACAACTCTGCGTTCACGATCGACTTCCAGACCCCGCTGAAGCTCCAGAACTGATCCAACCATGGCCAACCTCATTGCTTTCGCGGGTTACGCTCGCGAGGGAAAGGACGCTGCTGCCCAGAGACTGGTGGCTCTCGGGTGGAGACGCATTGCCTTCGGCGACATCATCAAGCGGCAGATCGACTCGCTGGTGCAGCAGCACCTTGGGTTCTCCGCGTTCACCGAGGACGACACCCAGAAGAAGCAGATCCGTCCGATCCTTGAGCAGTGGGGCGAGGTCAACTACGACGGGGTGATGAAGGAGTTCTTCGACACCCTGCCGCCTCGTGCCGTGAACACAAGACTGGTCCGCTTGCGTGAAGCCAAGGAATGGATCAAGCGTGGCGGAATAATCCTGCGAATCAGACGTCCTGGCGTGACCCCGGCGACCGAGTGGGAAGCTGCCCGTCTGCAAGAGCTCTACGACGGCGGAGTCGTTCACGACACCATTATCAACGACGGCACCGTCGAGCAGCTGAATAATCGAGTTGAGCTTTTTGCGTTCCCGGTAGACCGCTACCTGCAGACTCGATGAATCCGAACGGGGCGCACGCGATTCCCCCTTGACTCTCGGTGTAATACACCTATGGTCTTCTCCTGCGAAGACACGGAAGACTGCCTTTGGTTCATGGCACGAACCATTCAGAATTAGGTGATGGCGCGTAGCTTTCACGTGGTTCGTCCACTTAGGGAGACCCCGCATTTCGCAGCACGACCTTGATCGCTTCGTCGAGAAGCGGTGCAGGTTCCACCAAAACCATGTCCACACCACTGTTCCGTAAAGCCACACGCGAGAAGGTCTTCCTGAAGCTCGCCGTCACCGGCCCGTCCGGGTCCGGCAAGACCTACTCGTCCCTGCGCCTCGCTCGCGGCCTCGTTGGCCCGACCGGCAAGATCGCGCTCATCGACACCGAGAACCGTTCGGCCTCGCTGTACGCCGACCGATTCGAGTTCGACACGCTCGACGTCGCACCGCCCTTCGACAACGACAAGTTCATCGAGGGCGTCACTGCGGCCGTGGAGGCCGGATACGGTGCCATCATCATCGACAGCGCCTCCCACTTCTGGGAAGGCATCCTCGACTACAAGGACAAGCTCGACCAGCGCGGCGGCAACTCCTACACGAACTGGAAGATCGCCGGGGACAAGTTCAGCGGCATCATCAAGGCGGTGCTCCAGTCTCCCACTCACGTCATCTGCTGCATGCGCTCCAAGATGGACTACGTGCAGGAAAAGGATGAACGCGGCAAGACCCAGGTGAAGAAGGTTGGCCTCGCCCCGATCATGCGCGACGGCATCGAATACGAATTCACCTCCGTGTTCGATGTGTCGCTCAACCATCAGGCCGCTGTCTCCAAGGACCGCTCCGGTCTCTTCGTGGACAAGATCTTCCAGATCACCGAGGAGACGGGTGCCGCGCTGGAAGCGTGGCGTCTGGCTGGTGCGGAGCCGCTGTGGAAGGTCCAGCTGACCACGGCGATCGGTGCTCACGAGCCCAAGGCCAACACGTTCCTGGTGTCGCTCGGGTGGATCAAGGAGGGCCAGACCTTCCGCGACCTGTCCGTGACCAACGCCGAGAAGATCCTGGCGAACACCGCCGCGTTCCTCGCCAAGGCCAACGCTTAATTGTGCAAGGTGTTTTACACCCATGACTCAAGAGACACCTCTGGTCGCTGACGGCATTCACCCTCTCCTGGACGAGAGGGTGTACCGAAATGACCCCGCCATTGCCGTCTCCGATCTGAAGGAGATGAACCTGTCCCCTGCCCACTTCTACTCGAAGAAGTTCGGCGGGTACCGCACCGAGCAGACCCACGCGCAGTACATCGGCACGCTCACGCACCTCTCCGTGCTGGAGCCCGACGTGTACCACAAGAAGGTGGTGCTCGATCCGCCCGACGCCCCAAGGAAGCCGACCTCTGCCCAGCTGAACGCCAAGAAGCCGAGCGAGGAGACCGTCGCTGCCATCAAGTGGTGGGACGACTGGAACAAGGAGAACGGCGACAAGACCATCCTGTCCTCGGACGAGATGACTCAGATCGACGGGATCACTGCCGGGATCACGCTGAACCCGGACGCCGCCGAGCTCCTGCGGGGTGCTCGCAAGGAACTGGCGCTGTTCAAGACCATCAAGGTCAACGGGCAGACCATCCGCATCAAGGGCAAGATCGATATCGATTGCGACCTCAAGGGCATGAACTCCGACGTTCTTGCCGACATCAAGACGGTCGATCGGGGCTACGCCAACCCTGACGACTTCGGGTACTCAATCAAGAAGTGGGGCTATGCCCAACAGGCGGCGTGGTACATCGACCTCTACAATCTGTTGACAGACACGGACGATCCGTTCACGACAGCGGTCAAGAAGCGGCGGTGGGTATTCATCGTCGCCGAGAAGGAACCGCCCTACGTGACGATCACGCTCGAACTCGACGAGCATGCGATCGCTGCCGGTCGGGCGATCAACAACCAGAGCCTCCAAACCCTTGCGCGGTGCTTCGAGACAGGTGTCTGGGATCGTCCGCTCAATGGAATGCGAGGCTTCGTCACCCTTCCCGAATGGGCAAAAAAGGCGAGATAACCAAAACCTGCATCCGTTGTGGGCGCACTCAACCGGCCAAGAATTTCTGGTCGGGTCGTCCGACCTGCGTTGAGTGCGCCCGAAAACTTTGGTACGCCCCCAAGTGTAACGCCGATCCGCGCCGTGGCCCCAACTGGCCCATGATGGAGCGGATGTGGAAGGCCGGTCTCATCAGTTACCCACCCGAAGCATTTCAAGATGATCCAAACAGCAAGTAACAAGTGGCACGTCGCGATTGACCCAGGTGCCTCAGGCGGCATCGCGTGGTGCAATGGCGATGGCCCGATGACTGCAGTACCCATGCCCCAGGAACCGACGGACACGGTTGCGCTTCTGGGAAAGCTGGTGACGGCAGGATACACCGTGCTCTTCATCGAGCAGCTGCCACGCTTCGTCCCGATGGGCGGTGGCAAGGGCATACCAGGATCCATGGCCGCTGTGATGTTCGAGAACTTCGGAATCATCTTGGGTGCCGCCATGGCGCTTGGATTCCGCATCGAGCGCGTCACACCTCAAGCATGGCAGAAGGAACTGGGCCTTGGGACATCCAAGGGGCTCCGCAAAACCCAGTGGAAGAACAAGCTCAAGGGCCGCGCCCAGGAGCTCTTCCCAGGCGTTCCGATCACGCTCAAGACCTCCGACGCACTCCTGATCTGGGAGTACGGCGACGGTCGCTGTTGACAGGTCGTACTTCGCGTACTACCACATCCATGTTCTCGGCGATCGGTGAGAGGAGAGTCGAGAGCGTTCAAGAGGCACGGTGATCCATCACAGTTTTTGGTCCCCACGTATTCCGAGGTTTCGCTGACCCACCGTCCCAGCGATCTCTCCCCCTCGGACTGCGTGGGGTCTTTTTTTGCCCGTTCACTGAAACGGGCTGTTTCAGCAAGCGATGAAAACCATCATCCGAGTCAAACGGCAGCAGGGCGGGTTCACCATCATCCCCAACGAGGTGCTCCGCTCGAAGATGTCCCTCCGCGCCAAGGGACTCCTGGCAATGATCCTGTCCAACGTGGACGAGTGGGTCGTGACCAAGGCGTGGGTAGCCCAGCACTGCACCGAGGGTCGCGATGCCCTGAAGTCCGCTTTCGAGGAGCTTGTGGAGCTCGGCTATGCCTCCGTCGAGGAGCAGGAAAAGGGTCCAGACGGACGCTTCACCCAGCGGGTTTGGACCTTCCGTGACCATCCTGACCGCGACGGAAAATCCGCAGAATCACCCTATGAAAGTGCGGAAAACCAGGAGCGGAAACCCAGTGTCGGAAACCCGGCTCCTAAGAATACTATAGAAGAAGACCAATTAAGAAGAAGCGGCGGTGCCGCGAAGGAGCGTCCGAGAAACGACCTAGCCGATGCTCTTGCCCAGGTCTGCGGAATGGACATCACTTGCATGACCGCCGGGGAGTGGAAGAAGGTCGGAATCGCTCTCGCGGACATCAAGAAGGCCCAGCCGAACGTGACGGTCGAAGACATTCGGGCTCACGCCATGAACTACCGGAAGACCTTCAGGGATGCGATCTTGACCCCTCTGGCTCTCAGCAACCACTGGGGAGCCACAGCGCCCCGGAGTGGAAACGGCCCAAGGAGCGCGTTTCAGGGCTCTGGTGGTGTGGTGACACCGGCTGACCTAGAAAACCTCAAGGAACGGGTAATGGGGCACGTCGCCAACCCAAGGCACGGAAACCTCTTCAAAGACATGATCACCCCTAGGCTCGCTGCTGAGTACCAGAACCTCAAAGACCGGTACGACCAACTCAAGGCTCTGGCCGGGGGTGCAAAATGAGGGAGATGCCGTTCTCGCTGGAGGCCGAGATCGGAATCCTTG